CTGCACCCAGCTCATGTCATTGAGCGCAACGGGCGCACCTTTGGCGATTCGATCGCAGATGAACTCAACCCGCAGCCGGGTTTGTGTCGAGAGCATCCACGCGCTGCATGTCAGTGAAGTCTAGGGAGAAGGCTGCGTCTGCAACTAGAGATCTGGTTGGTACATTGGTTGTCGTCTGCTGTAGTAGTATGACCGGCGCCGAGATCCTCAAATCTGAAGCAGCGCGCTTTGCGGTGCTGTCTCGGGAGGAGCAAGACAAGGAGATGGCGATGCAGGTGGGCCAGCACTGCGAGCTGCTGCGGCGTGACGCGCTGATGGAGCTTCCGGTGTTGCGAACGGAAAAGCCGAAGAGCGGTTGGGGCGAGAGGAAGAAGGATGAAACGAGCAGTCCGTCCATCTCATTCTCGCCACTTATCGCGTAGGCGGGCACGGCTCTAGCTTGCAGCGTTCGCGGGGCAGGGCTCTTGTGCTGGAAAAAAAGGGTCTCGGGCAGGCCATGAAGGTTTCGTCCACAGTGGATGGATCTGATGAAACATCCGAATTCCGGATGTTTCGACAACGGTGCCTAGGGATGCAGTCGCTCTCGTCGACCCGGTAACCGGAAGTGCTGACAAGGCGTCAGCACTTGTCGTGGCTCTCGCAAAGGCGCTCCCACGCCTTGTGCGCGGACTGGTGACGTGCATAGGTTGTACAGGCAAAAAGAAGCCGCAGTCCCGATAAGGGAGCTGCGGCCGCCGGCGAGTTAGCTATTGGTCAGTGCGTTCGTCTACGCGGTCATTGGCATGACGGTAGATCGTCGTGGCGCTGCCAGTCGCTGGAGTGCTCCTCGGTCGGCGCGATCAGCTTCCACCACGCCGTGCCATCACATGCAATGGCGTCCAGCGTATGGAAAGTCACAGGCCCATCGCCGAGATCAATGGTGTAGACAGCACGAGTAATGCTGTCGAACTTGCGGGGTTGTAGTTCGGTGTTGATGTCCATGAGCGATCAGGCGGGTTGACCGTGGCGGAACTGCTGCAGCTCGGAGCGGAGTGCAGCAGCCCGATCGGGGGTGAGGATGGAGCGAAGGCGCAGGTCTTCGATGATCAGGTCCCAATCACTGGGGCTGTACACACGCGGGCTGACGGCATTGCCATTGCGCGCGGAACCCAGTACCGGCAGGCTGAGGCGCTTGCGACCCGCTCCAGCCTGGACCGACAGGTGAGTCGTGGTGGAGGCTTCCTTGCCGTGGCGCGCCTTGTAGGCGGAGTGAACACTGCGTCCGATATTGGAATCGGAGCGGCTGACCGCGCGGCTCTCGTTTGAGGCCAGGTAGCAAGCTGAGAACTCGATGATGGTCAGCGGGGTCTCAGGGTCGACCACCTTGCCGTCGAGTCGAGGGAGCTCCTCTGCCGGGCCGAGGACACCTGCATTGGTGCCAGGAAGCTGCCCGGAAGCCATGGCCGCCGCCTGGACGAGCATCCGGGCGTCACGCTTGAAGTCGAGACGATCCCGGTCGTCGCACATGCCCTTCTCTTCCAGCAGCTCCCAGCCGAACTTGACGATCTCAAGAGCCGCGTTGATGTCCGCCAGGCGGGGCGTAGAAGCAGGCGCGCTCTCCCGCTGCGCGATACCCAGGCGGTCCTTCAGGTAGGCGTTGATGCCAACCCGGCTGAAGGCAAGCAGGACGGCGCGCGCTTGCTTCGAGGGAGCCTTGGCAGTGAAGGCGTAGTGCTCGAGGATGAAGGGAGCACTGTCCTCGGGGATCCCTCCGGTCTCTCCCCATGCTGAGACGTCACCAGGGCAAAAGCCTTGCGCGAGAAGGGATCTCGCGCAGGGGAGGGGGTTTTCGTCACCAGCAGATTTGAGGCTGCGGACGATGCCGGCATGGTCGACTCCGGCCATAGAGGCCATGCCGCGGATGGAGATGCGGAAGGTGCCGTCGGGTTGGAGCTTGAATTGCGAGGCGTCGAATTCTGCCTCGCGCTGGTTCTGGCGGTCGATGTTCGCCAAGAATCCTCCTGATAGGGGCTACCCAGCGTAAGCCGTGCCGTACGGTGTGTGCGGTATTGCGTGCTGCCTGTCAGGCGGTCTGTAAGACACGACATTCGCCGGCCTTGGCGTCGAGCTCGGCCTGCTCGGCAGCTTCCTGTTCGATGAGCTCGCCGTAGAGCCGAACCTTCTGTAACCACTTGACCTTGAAGTGCTGAATGTCGTCGCCGTGCAAGAAGAACGACTGATCGATCTCAGGTGTTGAAACCAAGATCTGCGCGCAGTCGATTTGCAGTCCGAGGGTCTCCTTGCTGGCCAGGGCGTAGGCCGCGAGTTGGGTGGCACACTTGTAGAACTTGTTGGCGCCGGCGAACATATCCCTGCGCTGCTCCTTGGGGTAGTAGCGGGAGTAGGGAGCGACGGAGGTTTTGAAGTCTGCCAGGATTGTGACGCCGTTGCGGACACCGATCAGGTCGGGGCAACCTGCATAGCCGTACTGGTGAGACCAGATGCGAGAGATGCCGTCATCGCCGGTGCAGAATTTCCAGTCAGGTTGCAGCGGCTTCTCAGACCAGACGAAGTAGTCATATTTGTCGAGGTGCTTAGCCAGTCCATCCCAGTAGGGCCGGTACTCGTCCGGGATGTTGGTTGGAAGACCACGGATGTAAGCTTCGCAGGCGGCGTGGATCGCTGTTCCGCGCTGGGCTGCAAGCTCTGCTCCCTGGGGATTTTTCTCCTGCCAACTGCGCAGGCATTTCTTGCTGAACTCTGAGGCGGTCTTTCCCAGGATCGTTGTGACCGAGGGGTATGCCTTGTCTGGATTGTCGCCAGTGCGATAGTAACGGGTGCCATTGACGTTGAAGCGCGTCGGCAGTGACACCCGGCATTGGCAACTGAGCTTAATGTAACGAAGTCGTCACATCACTCTTCTGGGACGAATGTTGGCGGGCCGTTGACATCGCTGAGATGGGCGATGGCCTGGACGAGAATCGGTGGCGTTGGGCCGTAGCCGACAGAGACTTTCCAGCGACATCCGTCAGCGTCGACCAGGGACGTCATGCCGGAGTTCTCTCGAGCAATGATCTGCAGGTTGGTCTTTGCGTCCTGATAGGCGATCTGGGCATCCTGCATGCCCCGCCAGAGCCGGTAGATCTCCAGTGGGCTACTCATGGGGCTGATCCTCCCGCTGCTGCCAGGGGTCGTTGATCAGTTCGGCTTGTTCTTCGAGGTAGTCAAAGCTCCCTTGCTCGGATCTGTAAGCGCTGAGTTCGTCGAGTAGCTGTCGGGCAAGCATCGTGCCGCCCTTGATCAGCTCGTTGATGTCAGCAGCGCCCATGTCCATGCGTTGAGCCAGGAGTGGCCCCATCAGCGCCAGGTAGGCCAGGGTCATCTGATCGCACTGGTAGGCGGAGAAGGAAGCCCCGCCCGAGGTGAACCCATTGACCAGGTAGAGGAGCTGATCGAGTTGCTCGCTCTGTGTGTGCTGGTTGCTGTGGAGCTTTAAGAGGAGCTGATTGGTGACCTTGAGCTCCGCCAGCAGGAGTTTGCTGGTCTCGAAGAGCGTGAGGTTCTCAGAAATCGGAGGTATCGATGTCATGGAGGATGTCTCCGTGTAAGGCGCGTGCCAGTAGCAAGGCAGCACGTTGGACGTAAGGCACCTCGGGCCAGGAGGCGTGAATGTCGTTGGCCTCGTAACGCTGCTGAATCGAGCGGATGTCAGCGCTACGGGACGCAGCGCTGAGCTCCTTGACAATTCGCGGGTCAGGCCTTGATGGCAAGGATCGCGGGTTGGGGTTTTGAGTCAATGTATCGGTATTCAGAGAGTACGCCGAGGGCGACGAGGCTGGTCAGTGCGGCGTGGTGTTGGCTTTCGCTGCAGCCTGTCAGTGGAGGCAGCAGATGCAAGTCGCCTGCAGTGGAGTGTACGAACGGGCTGCTAGTGGCGATTAGCTGCTGGAAATGCGCGGCGAGTGTTTCAGGTGAAGCAGTGGTGGCGGCAGACATGGCTAGCGTAGTGAGCAAAATGTGTGCACCGGCATGAGCGAGAAGCACCCGGAGCGTGAGCAGGATAGCGGCTTGGAACCCACTGTGGGGGAACATCTGCGACTGGCGCAGTTTCTGCAGGGGTTGGAGCGTGCTAATGAGGCCGAGCTGCGTGAGATCGCGCGCAAAATGGCAGAGCAGGTCTTGGTGGTCTACCCCGCTGCGCTGCGCTTCCTGTCCCGCGAAGCGGCTAGGAATCTGGCCGGTCAGCCGTGGAGCGCAGAGTCGTCCGAGAAGCTGTTGAAGGCATTAAGGGCGCCTCACGAGTGAGGAGATGGTACACGCGGTCTACAAAGAATTGATGACGATGCAGAAAACGCATAAAGCCCTCGGGCGGGCCGAGGGCTGAGAGTCTCTGTAAGAAGAGTTACCAGCCAGCGGGCATGACCTCGGCTTCGGCTGTGGCGACTTCATGGTCAGCGCCGAGTTCATCGCGATGCGTCGGCGGCAGTCCTTCGGGGCGTCCGTTGGCGGGCTTGCCGGCAAAGGGATCACCGCCGGCGTAAAGAGCAGGCAACCAGATGGAATCAGCGGTCTCTGCCCAGCGCTTCTCATCGGCCTTGGTGGGGACCTTGAGTGTCGGGGTCAGCGTGTAGGCCGTGTTTTCCTTGCTGCCCTTACGCTTGAGCGTCAGGTAGAAGTTGGCTAGGCCTGACGGCAGGATCGTGTAGTCCTCCAGGTAGAGGACCTCTTCAAGCTGTTCGCGCAGGTCTTTGCGCTGGAACGTGAAGATCAGGAACTCGTCCTCTTCCTTGGAGAGTCCCACGAAGGACAGGAAGTAGCGGGGCTTATCCTTCTCGCCCGTGCCGTTGACCTTGCCGTCGTAGCTCAGGCCGATGTCCTCGGCGTAGTCCTGGGGGAATTTCGGGAAGCGGCGGGGGCGTCCCTCCATCGTGAAGTAGCTGTAGCCCTGGATCACGTGGCCGGTGTCATGCAGGCCACAGATGCGGAAGGTCGTGCTCTCGCCGTCCTTCAGGCGCTTGCCGGGGTCGTAGTAGCGGTTCTTGTTGCTGGGGTCGTTGGTCTCTGTGCTGGCGGAGGTGGGGCGGTAGTCAGTCGGAAAGAATCCCATGGTTGCTGGAGAAAGGATGCGTCAGAGGGTTGTGATGGTCAGTCGTTCCACTCGGTGGGCATGTCACTGCCGGCGTTGACGAAGCTCTCGTGGTCGTAACCCACGGCTTTGGTGTTGCCGGCGATGTTGCGTTGGCCGCTGCCCTTGCCGCGCTCATGGACGCGGATGGTGCGGCCCTTGATCTCGACGTAGGGGTTGCCTTCGCGGTTGGTGCGCTGGTCCAGGGAGCCAGCAACCATCACCAGTGAGCCCTTCGGCGTGTTGATGAGCTTCTCCATCAAGTAGCCGTAGCCGCGGATCTTGAACCAGTCGGTCACGTCTTCGCCTTTGGCACGTCGATTGACGGCCAGGGAGCGTGATGCTGACTTGTTGCTTTCGGCGACGCGGGCCTCACTGGCGAGCCTGCCGACGACAGTGACCTCGTTGACGTAGGCTTCGGCGGTTGTGTCGCAGTAGGTCCGGCAGTAAAGGACGGCCTGGTCGCCCTCGAGGAAGAGGTCACCGGCAACGATCAGGTAATCGCCGGTGGTTTTTGACTTGAGCCCCTGAGCGGCGTGGCTGTCAGCGCTGCAACGGAGCAGGACCGGGATCTGATCGGAGCCGCTGGTGGCGGCAAAGACCTCGAGGACCTGCTTGTCGTTAGCGAGTGCGTCAACAGGCGGCGCCGCAAGGGCCACAACGAGTGTTGCGGTACTCACGTGCTGTTGTAGGGCGCAAGCCAGACTAGCCAGCCAGCGCGATTCGTCAAGCAGTTTGCCTGCGCATGCTTGCGATCCAACTCGGGACAGGCGGGATCGGCTCAGCAGTCTGCGGCATGACCAGGATCATTAGCTCGATCGATTCGCCCTGGATGCGCAGCGGGCCGCCATCGAAGGCTGATAGGACCAGGGCATCGCTGTACAGCCCGGCGTTCTTGATGGCACGCTCGAGGTAGGCCAGGTTGTAGCGCCCGGCCGTGGCAGAGAGTGTTGGCGTGGCTCCCCAGCGCTCCAGGCAGGCTGCGATGGCCTCTTCGACCGGTGGGAATGGGACGACGCTGTGCTGGATCGGGATCTCTTTGCCCTTGTTGTTGCTGGTCTTGTAGTAGGTGGTGACGATGGCTGTATCGCCATCGATGACAAGGCCGCGCTCGGCTGTCTTGATGCCTGCGCTGGCCTTGAGGAGCTCGTTGCTGGGGATGATGGTGACGCTCTGATCGCCGCGCCCCTGGGGATCGAAGCCAAGAGCTGTGACCTTGCCTTGATCGCTGGCTGCCAGAAGGATCCCGCCATGGTGGGGCCGGATGTGTACAGCCTGAAATGGGGCGTACTGACCGGTGAATGAGCCGACAGCAGCCAGCAACGCGGAATTGAACTGCAGCACAGGCTCAGCGCATGGTGGACAGTTGAGCGACGCCGCAAAGCTGGGCAGTCTGCGGAACCCAGCGCCACTGGTACGAGAGGGCGTTTTTGCGCATCAGGGCATTGGCGGGCTCGAGTTCATCGAGGGCCAGGCAGGGTTTCCAGTTGGGATCAAGGGGCTGACCGGTGCGGACATCGATCATTTCGGCTCTGCGGCGCTCCATCCGGGAGTCTTTGGCGGCCCTCAAGGCTAGGGAGCCTGACTCCTGTCTCCAGCATTTTGCACGATCTGGCGTGCGTAGGATCGGAGGGCCCGGCTTGATGGTGAATGGACCGGTGCGACGAAGACCTGCTGGACCGTGCCTACCAGCGGCGGTTTGAACTGCTGTCCCAACCTGGCCTCCGCTGGGTGCGCATGCATCTCGAACGCAGTGGCGTGACCCTGGTCTGCGAATCGGCCGATGGGGAGATCCGGACGGAATTCCTGGAGCGCAGGGTGGATCCAGCAGATGGCGATGCAGCCAACGGCGGTTACGACCGAGACTGAGCAATGCCGAAGTGGCTGTGGCGATCGATCGTCGGCGTCTCGGCTACCACGGCGCTGCTGGTCATTCTGCAGTGGACGGCTTGCACGTTCTATGTTCTGCCCAAGGTCTGGCCGTGGTACGCGCGCTACAAGGGCACGGATGTCGCTGAGCAGGTGCGGATGCCGCAGGTCGGATGCGAAGACGCCAGCGGTCGCTCTGTCGCTGCGCTGATGGCTCTGCTGACGACACTGATCTCGTTGAGTCGTCAAGCTGATGATCAGTGACTGGGCTGGCCGTCTTGACTACATTGATTAGATACAGCTTGCATGCTGACGAGCGATGAGCGATCAAGTCTGCCCCATGCCTGAGGTTGATGCTGCGCCGGAGGAGGAGCTCGATCTCTCTCAGTATGAGCCCGAGTTTGTCGTTGAAGACGACGGCCTGACGATTGCGGCCTACGAGGTCGACGACCAGTACGTGCTGGATTTCGACTGGGCTGATGACAGCAAGTGGGCGCCGTTGGGTGATCCTGAGCTGTTCGAGAAGTTCACGAACGAGCTGCTGGGCCGCCTCTGTAATGAGGGCGAGGTTTCTCCGGCCTATGTCCTGGACAAGGTTGCTCAGCGCGAAGTGCCATGCGACGACTGATTGCGTCAATGCTGAGCGGTTGTTGGCATCAGTGGGAGTGTGTGACCAGGGTCCGGGTGGAGGATAAGGGGCGACATGTCGCCGATGAACTCACTTTGCGCTGTGTCAAGTGCGGCGAGACGTCTCAGCGGCGGCTGTGAGCTAACGCCGCCCCCCTGCCGCCTTGAGATGGACCAATCCCGCGCTGGCGATCGCGTGGATGGTCCAGCACAGGATGGTGTAGAGCACGGCGAACTCAAGTAGTGACTTCAGTTGCGAGGGGTGCACGGGCGTTGAGGTCTTCTTCGAGGACGAGGCTGTACTCCTGAGCCACTGAGCGCATCATGTCGACGTTGCGCATCTCGTTGAAGGCCAGACGCGCGGCGCCGCCCATGATCACGCGCTCTTGGAAGCCCTCGAGCGCCAGGATCATCTCAAACAATCGGAAGTAGCCATGGACGCTGCAGTCGTTCAGGTCCATGGAGAGCTCGACCTGGATAGCGTTGGCATCATCGAGTCCGTCACCGCCGGGGGTTTCGAGAGTGATGCGTAGGCGGTGAGGTTGATTGAGGGTATTCATGGGTTGCCGGGATCAGATAGGGATGAGCTCGGGGCAGTGCTGGTCATTCTCACGTAGCGATTGAACGTGAACAGCCTCGCCGTCGATGTGCCGGTCCAGCCAGCGTAGGCAGTATTTGCGTTTCTCGCAGGTCTGATCGTGGCAGCGAGCTGAATCACGTGGCAGGAAGGGCATGGCGAATGCACCGGATGGACAAAAGAAAAGCCCGACCCCTGAGCAGGAGCCGGGCGAGCAGTCAACGTCGGTTCAGTTCCAGTTGAATGGCGGCCTGAAAGTAGCCGTTGACCTTGATGCGCTTGTACTCGCTGCCAGCGTCCTCTGATTGCTTGTCTTCAATCAGGCTGTGCTGGTGGCGTGCTTCCTGGAGCGCAGCCAAGGTTTCGATGTTCAGGAGCTCAAGGTCCTTGGTAACGAGGTCCTCGAGCTGGTCAAGCTGAACCGTGCGCCCGAGGAGGTAACTGCGAACCGTGGGGATGAAGGTTGTGTCCAGAGGCGCTGGCATGGGGTGGAGTTGTGTTCGTGTTCAAGGTATCGGGTGCATGTGGACAGGTTGCTGGTGTGGGACCTGTGATGCGTTCGTAGTGATCCCTAAGGACTTGCTGCCATTGCCAGGCACTCCAGCAGCGACCGGTGGCAAGGTTCAGTTGACGCGTAGGCGAATACTCGCCGAGCAGGAGCCCCGCGGCCTCATGGGGCAGAATCGCCCCGAAGGCCAGGATCTGACTGGAGTGCAGCCGGAGTTCAACGACTGGATCGGCACTGGTCGCTGTAGTAGCGGAAGCGTCCGCTGTGTTTGTAGGCAAATCGGAAGGGAACGTCATTGTCTGCGCAGGTTTTGATGATGTCACGGAGTTCGACCCCGTGGCGTAGCTCGATCGCGGGATCAGGAGCCGGCAGGGAGGGGTAGTGGATGAACATGGGGTTGGGTTTTGCGTGAATAGCCCGAGAACTTGCCGGCGTTGCGCCGCGCCCGGATGGCTCGTCCGGCCTCGGAGCCTGCTGGTTGCGTGCCATGGACCAGGTGAGCGAAGTGGGTCGGTGTGGGCTGGTAGGCGTAGGCGTCGGTGAAGTCGATGGGCAAGCCCAGAGTGTACGCCTCGTCTTCCGTGTTGACCACCCGTGCCGTGCGGGGGAACAGGCCGTCTGCCAGCAGGAAGTCGTAGCGACCACCCCAGGACGCGGTCATGACCAGGTTGTCCGGCAGAGGGAGTGGGCTGCCGTTCTCAAGCCAGAGGGGTAGATTCTTGCTGTAGAGGTAGAACAGCAGATCGTCGTGCCTGCGGGCGATCTCGATGAGGGCATCCCGCAAGTGAACGTTGAAGCAGTCGCCGGAGGTGAACCAGCGGACCCGCTCGGTGAAGGTCAACCGGTGCGCACGGAGGGAGATGTCGAGCAGGTCGACCATGCCACCGGTGTTGAGCTGAGCCAGCAGGCGCTGGTTGTGCCAGCGGGAGCTACGAACGGAGGGCCGGGTCTCTTCGCTGGCGGCACTGCAGCGGAAGATCGTGCAGGGACCGTCGGCGATCTTGCCCGTTTCGGGGTCAGCCTTGGAGAGGCAATGCAGTGCGCCCGGGCACGTGTGACCCGCCGGCAGCGCGAAGGTCATGGTGCTGTCGGGCAGCTTGGCATTGCCGTGGTTGAACTTCAGGAGCATGCTCATGCGTCCTCCTGGGTGCCGGTGATGTTGCCGCGCTTGACCTGGGCATCGAGATAGCAGCGACGCAGTTGCTCGAGCTGGCTGTCTGCAATCGCTTCTGCGCGCTTGATGCCGGTCTCAAGCTGCGTGATGGCCGAGAGGATCGCCCCCTCGTCGTCAGGCTCGAGGTTGTTTTTCAGGCCGCGATAGTGCTCCAGGATGCCGAGCAATTCCCAGTAGATGGTCTCGGCTTGTTGCGCACTGAGGCGGATGGAAACGGAGGATGGACGTGGGTACATGCACAGATGAAGAAGTGCACGACAAAAAGGCCGCCCCGCGAGTGCGAGACGGCCTGGTGGAATGTGTTGGGTTGTGGGCTCAACGCTGCGCCCTGCCTTGTTCATCGCTCAGGGCATTTTCCAGTAAGAAAGCGCAGAGGTTGGAGAGTGAGCGACCTTCGGTGTTGGAGCGCAGGATCAGGCGGTCATGCAGCAAACCGGAAATGACGATCGAAACGCGTCTGGTGCGGCGGTAATCGGGAGGAACCGGGATCATGGGTTCAGGCGGCGATTGAAGCGGGTTGTGTGGAGTCAGAGAAGAGGTCGCAGTCCTGCGCGAAGGACGGCCCTTCTTCCAGTGGGTCGGGGAAGTCGTAGCGGCAGCGTCCGTGGCCCCAGTGCTGACATTGCAGGCAGGAGCGGACCAGTTGCAGGACCTTGAACTGGTCTCGACGTGGAATCTCCGGGTGGATGCGGCGATGGATGCGGCCAACACGGATCTTGCTGACAGTGCTGGCGTGAATCTGCAGTTGCTTGCCGAGCTTGTAGTTACTGAGCTCCGAAGTGAGAATCAGCTTGACCTCGTCCGGGGTGATGGCGTGGCCACGTTTGGAGGGAACGCCCCCGCGCCGCAGAGGGAGAGAGTTATCGGCCTCAGTCCAGCGGTGCTGGCAGGCGTGGCATTCAAGCCGGCGCAGGCGGGTGCCATTGGATCGGATTTTGGAGCGCAGCGCGAAGGTGTACTGGCTGCAGCAATGTGGGCAATCAGGCGCCTTGTAGCGCGGTTTGCGTTGACGGGATGGTTTGTTGGCCATTCAGCGGCGTTGCTTGCGTTCAACCAGGCGCGAGATCTTGTTCTGCTCCCGTCGGGTGAGCCATAGCAGCAGGGCATGCGGCGGGAGTAGTGGATAGGTCAGTGCCGGATAACGACGAGCAAGAGAGCGGATCCGGGAAGAGTAGCGAGCGAGGCGATCAATGCGTGCTTTGGCTTGCAGGAAGGGAGTGAGATGCAGCATGAATAGAATGAGGGAAATCGTCGGGCCTTACAGGCTGCAGAACCAGGCGTCAGACGACGGGGACGCTGACTCTCTGTTCGATGATGGAACCTCTGAACCTGGATATGTTCCGGCGCCTGAGCCTGGAGCGTGAATTCGATCGTGTGGTGCGCCGCCGGCAGATGCAGGTTGACGGCCTGGGAAGCGCTGCCTGCGTATACCGCGGTGTGCGTTACGAGTGCAGTGGCAAGCCAGGCCATTGGGGCGTGCTGAGCGGATCAGACGTGGAGTGATCCTCAGGGTCCGGTCAGCAGTCCGTTCGCTGGTGGCGGGCCCTCGGTGTAGCGGTCAGGCCAGGGAGTGTTTAGCAGGATGAGACTGCTGGCAAAGAGCGCCGCGAGTTGAACCAACCGGAGGCGTGATGGGCTACGCCGCGGTTGACGATGGGGCGTTGCCGATGAGCAAGTCCGCCGGGAAAGCGCCATGCCGCCACAGGAACCAGATGCGGAAGGGCGTGACCGGCGGATCGTTCGGCGCGGCAGCGGCGGCAAGCTTGGCGATGTAGTTGGAGTAGGCCTGGTAGTCGTCATCACTGGTGGGTTTGAGTTTGTTGAATGCCATGGAAGGAAGGGCGCAAGCAAACCTGCGCCCGGATAGAGATCAAGCGACCTGGAGGCGATTGCCGAAGGAGAAGGGGTAGCCCTCGTCGGCTGTGTATTCCGGTTGCCTGTAGGTCCGGCCGACGCAAATCGCCACGATGGCCTGAGGCGTGACGTGGTAGCGAGCTGCGATTGAAGCGTATTTTTCACCGCGGGCTCGGCTGAAGCGAATGTCGTTGATCTGGTAGTCGTCAAGAAAGCCGCATCTCCTCCCGCGGCGAATGGGGTCCTCCTCGAAGGGAGGCCGCCGCCGAACCCTGCGCAAAACCTCCGTCACGCTGGACGGCCTGACGTTGGTGATGCGGGCGATGGTGTCGTAGGTGTAGCCCTGGCAGCGAAGATTCCAGATGCGGTCTTCTTTGCGGATGGAGATGCGGCGACGCATGATGATCAGGCAGTAGCGAGCTGGGGGAGGGTCGAGGTGTCGAGGAACTGCTCCTCGAGGAACTGCATGAAGCTGTTGGCGGTGCGAGCCCTGGAGCCTTCGAGCTGGGAGCGGAAGGCGGTCTCTTCGTTGCGAACCCGGGCGTGACTGGTGTATTCGGTGACGGCCGAGGCCAGACGCCAGGCATTGGCTGTGCGGGTGTCGAGCTGGCCGCCGATCAGATCCGAGGCGTAGATCTGCTCGAGGCGCTTGACGGTGCTGGTCTTGCCGTCTTCGTCATCGAAGAATTGACGGAGTGCAGCTCGGGCGGTATCCATCGAGATCGGAGTCTCGATCAGGCGCTCCTTGATGCGGTCGTAGGCGCGGCATTGGCGCATGGCGTGATCGAGGACGGCGTGAACGATGTCAGCGCTCATCGCCGAGTAGTGGCTGAGCTTGGCCTCGCATTCGGTGACGCGCTTGGCTAGTCCATTGGTACAAACCAGCTCCGAGGAGAGGACCGTGACGCGGGGGCGCAGCGATTCACCGAAGGACTCGGTGAGGATCAGCCAGTGATCAGTGCGGTCTTCACTGGGGATGTAGGCGCTGTGTCCTGGGCGGGAGATGTTCAGACCCCCGCCGGCGCTGAGGACAGCAGCGTTATTGCCGGTCAGCTTGGCGCCCATATAGAGGGTGCGCCCGTTGTTGTAGGAGCCGATCACGTCGAAGTTGATCTGCTTGTCGGCAGAGGTACAGAAGCTGCGGAAGTAGTCGACGAAGGTGCCGGGCTGGATGATCTGCCGCTTGGTGCCGAAGAAGCCGAGCATGTCCTGGGTGTCATCACGCAGCCAGAGCTGGCAGTCGCTGTAGGAACGCCCGCCGGATTCAGCGGGGCGGCGAATGACGTTGAAGTTGCAGCCGATGGAGGCGAGGATTTCCTCGTTGCTCATGAAGGGCAGGACTTCAGCAGCGGTGCCGCGGAAGAGCTTGCGATCGGTTTCAGTGAGGTTGGTCATGGTGTTTGAGGTTGAATCTGGTCGAGGTAGGTTGTGACGGCATCGCGCTCGATCTGCAGCGAATCGAGTAACTCGCTTGAGATCAGCATGTGAGAGCGGAAGTCGCGCAGGGACCTGGGACGTCCCTTGAAGACGTCCCGGATCAGGGTCTTGGCGCGCATGTCGTAGTAGGGCATGCTGATCTCAGCGAGGAGCTGCTCCATTTGCTGGAGACTGACGCGCAGGGCGATGAGATGCGAGCGCAGGAAGTTGCCAGCGATCTGTTGCTCGTGGCCAGTCATCTCGTCATAGGGAGGATGCTCGAGCATGAGATCCTCCAGACGAGCGGAGAACGAGTCCTCGATCTGAGCCAACAGGTAGATCGAGGCAACCAGGCGCTGAAGAAGACTGGCGCCGAGCGTGGATCGTTCAATGATCTGAGAGATGGCGAACTGGAGGTCGCAAGGGCCTCCGGATTCACCCCCGAGATTCAGTGCGGGTATCAGCTCGCTGGTGGGCAACGGGTTGCGATTGCGCAGAAAACTGTCGAGCATCTCGGGTGAGACGCTATCTGGGATTTCAGGGGTGTCAGTCACTGGGGCTGGTGTTCGAATTGCATGCCACGACGCAGGCGGTTGACGGTGGTCTCCAGGCTGTGGCGATCGGGGTCGATTGCAGGGGCCAGGAGGGGCAAGGGGTCGCCTTCGATCCAGAGGTCAACAAAGTTGGCGACAAAGCCCTGGGAATTGGGCTTGGTGCCGCGCCGTGAGCTAATTGTGCCAGCCATGGTGTGCAGGTCAAGGGTTTTGTAAGCCTCGGTCAGCGCCCCGAGTAATGAGCGGATGGGCCAGGAGCAGCGATCGGGGCTGCTGTTGAAGCACGGCAGCGCGAGGATGGCAATGACGTAGGGGTGCCGTGTGGCGAGCGTGGTATCGAGGTAGAGCTTGCGGCGCTCCCCGGCCCGTTCCCTCAGCGCCAGGTCGAGGATGCCCTGGAACGGCAGACCGCTGCTGGAGTCGAGGATGCGCTTGGGTGTGGCTGGCGTGTCGCCGTACTCGTAGAGCTGGCCGAGCTGGTTGATCCCGTAGCGCCTGAACTTGGGCCTTGGTGGCAGTGGGGCAATGGGGTCGAAATCGTCGTCAAGGTGTGTGAGTCGAAAAGCATCATCAGTTGGAACGAGGGCGGCCATAAGAGCGACAGGAAACGCAAATGCACCGATGAAAATGTGCACGTAAAAAGCCCCCACCCCGAGTGAACGGAGCAGGGGCTTGACCACCGAGGACACAATTAGACTGGTGGTCAGAGTGATAGATGTGTCAGGCGATGCAAAGCGGGCTAATGCCAGTGATCCCTGACACGGATGACATGCCGCAATCCCAGAGTGAAGTGTGCGGCGACGGCGTGTCCCGGCTGGTGCGCTATCTGGTGATGTTGGCCGCCGTGCTCAAGGAGCTGGAGACGCAGGCTCATCTCATCCATTTGAACGCGGAGGGTCCGAACTTTCTGGAGCTGCATCGCTTCTTGAAGAAGCGGTACGAGAAGCATCTCGAGCAGTTCGACACCGTGGCGGAACTGGTCCGGAGCCTGGATCACTTCATGCCGATGTGCGCCTGCGGCCTGAAGGAGCAGGTGCCGTCGTTCCAGAACGTGACCAGCTACGACACGCGCTCGATGCTGATGGCGTACTACGTGAACATCGAGTCGATGGGGTATCTCGCTAAGGAGATCGAGCGTGTTGCGGCTGAGGTGGAGGCGCCGGACGTGCAGAACCACATGGCGGATCTGACGGGCGACGCCTTCAAGGTGAGCTGGATGCTGAAGGCCCTGCTGCGCGGCTAACTGTGAGGGCAGGGGCGGTAGAAGTCCGCTTCTTTGCCGTTCAGCGTGACGCCATCGCGCCAGGTGAGGCCAATGGATTGGCCATTGACGTGATCGATGGTGTACTTGAGGGCGGGGTTGATGTTGCTACCCGGGGTGTCGGGGTGCGCGGGCCCTTTGTGGACGGTGTACTCGGGCGACTGCCAGTGAACGATGTCACCGGCGTCGACAGCAGCGGAGATCTCGGCGAGGTTCATCAGAGTTCGTCTTCAATGAGTTGGGCAAGTTCGTCGAAGGACATGCCATTGTCGTTATGTGAGGCAAGATCGAGGCCGCTGACGTAGGGGCTGCAAGAGACGAGGCCTGCCCACGTCCGGATACTGAAAGGTAGTACGCCTCCCTGATCCTCGAAGGTGAGATGGGTGGAGCCATCGGGCTTGTGCCATTGCTGGCCGTGCTCCTTGATGTAGAGATCAGTGAGCACGCCAAGGCAGCAGAAGGTGTTGTCGCTGGAGTCGTGCAGGCATTCTTTGCCTTGCTTGTACTCGCCGGAGCGCAGGGCGTCCACCCAGCGCTGTTTGATGTCTTGGTTCATGTCAGTTGAGGATGATGGTTTCCTTGGCGCGCCAGCCCTTGCGCTCGACCCAGGCCTGGAATTCGGCCTTGGCTTCCGGGGTCATGTAGCCGAAGACACGATTGAGGACATGCTTGAAGGCATGCTCCTTGGCGGCAAGCGTCTCGTGTTCGACCGCGGCCTGGGCTGCGCAAGCGATGTCGAGTAGGTCGTACATCGGAACCTGCGCGCGGCAGTTGGCTTCTTCGTTGTTCATGGAGTGGTGATCGGATCTTCGTTGTCGAGGCGTTCGTGATGCCAGAAGGCATCAGCCCATTCCTGGTAGCCGGGGTCCTCCGGGAAGGGATAGGCCTCGAGTTCCCAGTCGGACTCATGGGTGCCGTCAGGGGCGTACCAGCCACCTTCGTCGCAAGACCAGCCGGCTTGCCAGCGTGTGCGATAGAGCTGATCTTGCGCGGCCATGGCGTTCTCGACGGCACTGATGTGCTCGTACCAGTTGGGGCGCCGCTCAAGCTGGGCGAGGTTGAATGAGGGGTCAGTCATCGGAGTCCTCCTGGGCCTCGATTTGTGCTTCGACCCAATCCCAGTACCCAAGGCGGGTAGCTTCATCGGCGACTTCGCCTTGCCAGTCACTGGAGGGGAAGTCCGGGTGCTCGCCCCAGGTGCCGTAGTTTTTGCGGAGGGTTGCTGAGTCGGTCATTGCTCCTCTTCGTTGGTGATGGTGTGAAATTGAGCGACAGTTCCTTCATGCCCGCAGGCTTCGCATCGAATGAACGACGCGTCATCCCAATCGCAGTCTTCTGGAATGCCAGTCCAGCCGTCGTCGGTCACTCGTAGAGAGCCAGTAACCGCAATGATGAATGACTCTTCGCTGTTACAGGATGGCATGGGACAGCGAATCCCGGCCAGACAATTTGAATTAGCCATGAATGTTGGTGAGGATCAGCATTCGTAAATCGGAAGGGGCGGCTGCCCTGCCTGGCGAACAGCGACGTACGAGCAGGGGTACGTCTGCCGCAGTTGGCGGGCGTAGTCATGGGCGGCTAGGACCGCGCGGGCGTCGTCGAGTACACCGTGCCAAGTGGCGTAGAAGCCCTCTGCTGGGACGGGGAGAGCCTCAGCGGCTGTTAGTACACGCCGCAAAGCTTCATGGATTGTGAGTGGAGAGCTTTTCATTCGCCTAGGTGAATCAGGTGGGCTTCGAGGTACTTCTGCTCCGCATTCAGGTGCTCGCGCATCTGAATGCGTTGTTCAGCGGCTTGCGGCCAGGCGCCGTGGCCGTCGTGGACCTCAACTCGGAAGAGAAAGGTCATGGCAGGTAATCCACGGGCTTGCGAAGGGCAAGCGACGCCAGAGTGCCGATGTGGCAGTTCATGTCACGCCAACTGAGGCCATTGGCGATGACTGAGCCGTCTTGCTCCAGGGTTGAAATCGAGCCGTCGTCCTCGATATGAAGCCAGATGGCTCGTGGTTGGTGTGTGGTGTCAATCATTGTCGCCTTGGTGTGAAGGAAGCGCGTAGTGCACGCACTCTGCGGGTCCCGGCAGGAAGCGGGTAACTCCGATTACGCGGCACTGACGTGTATCGCGGTCGCGGGCTTTGTAGATGGTGTAAGAGTGAAACATTTCTGCTGTGCTCCAACCCAGTGATCGCAGACGCGACGCCATCGCGTGGTCGCCGTCGATGACCTCCATTTCAGAGACGTCTGCAACCGGAGGGAAGCTCATGGCGGGATCACTCATCGCCGAGCTCCTGTTTGAGGCATTCGACTTGTGTCATGCAGTTGTCGATGTTGTTGAGGATGGATGGGTGGTAGTTGGGGTCGTTGATAACGAGCTGCTCGGCCTGGAAGAGCAGCAGCCAGACCTCGCGTGCTTTGGTGAGGGCGTCCATCAGAGCGTGGCGATCTTCTTGGAGAGCTGCTGGAAGAGCTCCAGGCGTTGGTCGTTGGCGACATCACGCCAATCGCTGATGGATGTTTGGCCGGGACCGAAGTAGTCGTAGAAGAAGCTGAGCGCATTGACGAGTGCGTCCTGCTCTTCTTCTGTGATCGCGAGGTGGAACTGAGAGCGAGTGGGGAATTGGCCGAGGTTTTGCATGGGGTTGTAGCAGTGTGAGCGGATTTGAATGAGTTCGTGGTAGTCGTCAGTCCAGGGAGCCTGGTCTGGGTAGAGGTAGGGGTGGTTCATGGAAGATCGTTGAACTTGGTGTTCGGGTTGTCAACGAGCTCTTGATAGCCCTTGTCTTTCCCGTAGATGAACGCATCAACGGACTGTCCTGGCTTGGGTCCGTTGGGCTTGAGCCTGACGACTGTGAAGTTCGTCGCCGGGGTCCAGTTGGGCTTCTTGCGTCGTGTCATGGTGAGGTGATTCAGTTGTAGGCGGCTTCGATTTGAGTGCTGCAGTGAGCGCAGAGCAGGTCACGGTCCTCGTAGTTGATGTCGAGGCCGCGGATACACCAGCCGTCTGAACCGGTTGTGGTGCCGATCTGCGCGCGTTCGGTTCCAGCGCAGCACTTGCAGAGCGGTTGGCCGTCGTCCATGATGGCGTAAAGCGGGTAGCCGCCCGGCCATGCGTACGGGTGAGCCGCTAACTGATCAGCGAAGCGAAGTGAGCGTGATTGAGTAGTCATGCTGCTGCGCGACGAATGGATGCGAGGATGTTGCGCTCTGCCCTGGGCGAGCGTTTACGACCGAAGGGGATGATGGTGTGGTTGCCGTTCGGGTGCGCGGCATGCCAGTGCTTGCGCCCCGGGCTGATGGAGAACCCCAGGGCGATGGCATACCGGAGGCAGGGATCCTTGCTGAAGATCCGGCGAGAGAGTGCGCTCATGAGAAGTTCATCCCTTTCTCGTCTTCATCAGAGAGAAGGACCCCGCGCTGCTTGAGCCAGGGGATCATGCAGGTCACCAGGATCTTCTGAGCCTCCATGGCCCTAGGTTTCTCTGCGGTCCCGATGCGTTTGCAGGCGTAATTGAAGCCAGCACAGGCCTGATCGAGAAGCATGAGCAGCTCGAGGTCGAGATTGTGCTCAGCGGCGCGGGACTCGGCGTTGCGTTTGCGTACGGTGGCTGGCCGTACGCCGCGATTGGGGATGACGGCGGTACGTTCGGCTACGGCTGCGAGGGCCTGCGGTTCGGCGGACCCTGTGGCAGCGAGATGGTCGTGATCGGCCCAGCCTTCCTCTCCAGGAGGGAGCGAAGGATCGCCCATTGGCGGCTCGTCAAAGTCAAGTTGGAGAAGAGAAGCCTTGAGGTCCGTGTCGAAGACAAGCGCGTTGTCGTCGAATGTGAAGCCCTTCTTGACGATGTCTTGCAGAGCTCTTGGAATGAGTGCAGCGCATTCGCCGCCGCTTGCTGTGCGCTTGTTGTAGTAGAAGTAGAGAAAGCCCTGATGGTCGGGCTTGCTGGAGGGCTTGGGATCGGAGGTTGCAATTCTGACGGTCATGAACAGATAGAGGAAAACGAAGAAAGGCCACGCGCATGCACTGCTGTATGTGGCCATGAAACAACGCGATTCACTGAGGTGTGGCCTCAAAGAAGCGAGAGCCTGGACCGAAGTCGCGGACAATCTCCGGCCAGGTGTCGTAAATCTTGCGGGCGTTGTTCTGGTCGGCGCGAGTCAGTGCGCTGGCCAGGCAGGAGACGAAGCCCCCGCCGTGCCGGCGCATGGCATCTGCAGTGCGGCCTCGGTAAGCCAGGAAGGTCTGGAAGTCGGCCATGGCGATTTGAGTTGCGTGCATTGGTTGATGTGGGATGCGGGTTACTTGATGGTCCAGTTGGTGCGGGAGACGAGGCGAGCGCCGACGATGTCTTGGCCGGCCTTGAGCGCGGCTTTAATGGCGCTCTTATCGGGTGAACGGGTGACCTTCTCGCGGAACATGTCATCGGGGATCATGTCCTCGTCATCGATCTCAACGGCCTCTGACTTGCGGGACCGCAGCTCGTGGGTTGGCAGTGAAAACTTGAGCTGCTCCGGATAAAGCGTGGTCAAGACCTTGAGCATGTAGTCCGTGAGCTGCTGGGCTCTGCGCTCGTCCTCGGCGGCAAGGTCGGCCAAGCGCTTGGCTTGCTCCTTGCGGAACTGAGCCACGGCACTGAGGTGATCGACGTAGCGGCAGATGTTGTCTGCCTTGGATTCGATCAGGGCCATCGTGTGCCCCTGCGCTTCGAGGTAGGTCTCGATCAGAGCGACAGCGGTCTCCTCGTGTTCGGGGTCGCCGTCGAGGAGCTCAGCGGCCAGGGCAATCTCGCCGGCGATGTCCTGGGCCTGGATGCCTAGCGCGTAGAGGGAGGATGCTCCCTCGCCCTTGGGGTTCTCAGCGGAGGGCATGGTCGGGGTGGACGAGGATTTGCGGAACGAGATCGGTGGTGCCTGAGCGGAGCTGGTTGAGGTAGGTATTGCGTTCGTGCTGCGTGTAGAAGTCGCAGCGCCAGGTGAGTGTCGTGCGGGTGTCACGGATGTAGATCGAGTAGAGGTTGGTGTCAGCGGTGCGTCGCACGAGATAGCGAGCGCCGGGACCGCTGGATGTGGAGGTCAAAGGACGCCAGTTGCCGCTCGATGCGAGCAACGCTGTGCCGGTCCTGGGAGAGGGAGCCAGCGCGGAGTTCCTTGCGGGCTTCCTCCAGGAGCTCAGCCGTTGCAGCACGGAGAGCAACCAGAGGGTGGATCCGAAGATCGAGGTCATCACGCATGGTGCAAGGCGGGGCTTGCGTATTGTGACTGATGTTGGCGAAAAGGGAAGCCCCGGCGGGCGTGATGCCTACCGGGGCAGGGTCGGCTCAGGCCTTGGCCGGCTCGGCAGTAACAGGTGCTACAGCCTCGGTTGCGGTCTCGGCTGCAGCAAGGCCTTGCTTGACGGCCTTGGAGTAGAGAGCCTTGGTGTAGACCTCCTTGGCTGAGATCGTGTAAACGCCCGTGGGGGACTGGACGATCTTGCCGAAGTAGAGGGTGCCGGTTTCCGGGCACTCAAAGCTATCGGCTGGATTGTCCGTGCCAACCACATCGATCAGGTGATCGGACTTGAAGCCGGCACTGACTGCGGTTTCACGGCGAGCCATGCCGCCGTTGCGGTTGGAGACGAAAGCCAATTCGGCGTGGGTCCAGTTGTTGCCGGAGTAGAAGCGAGCGGAGATGGGGCCGAGGTTGATTTCCATGATGAAACGAAAGAACGAAGTGAGACCACTTACATGCACTGCTGTAAGAGGTCAAAGATGAACCCAACTAGAATGAGTTCAACGAAGTAAGCACTCGCAGCCATGTTCGGCGGCATCGGCGCAAAAATTCAGGGCATGGACGAAGCCGTCCGCCAGTCCATGGCTGAGCGAGCGATGGCTGCTCGGAAGCAACAGATTCAGGCGGTACGGGATGATCTGTCCCAGCGGATGGGCGCCGCGAATCCTGATCTTGCAAGTGTGGCTGCAGCGATTGCCGATCGCATGGAAGGCCAGCCGGACGATTACATGTCCGTACTGAAAAGCCGTGCTCGTGGTGCGCAGGGCAAGCGAGATGCTCTGTATGGCCAGGCGGCTGCGCAAACCGCTCCTAATCTGCAGGTTCGCCTGAACGACATGTTGTCGGGGACGGATGCGATGAGCCGCGCTGGCCAGGTAGCGACCTACGGCGCGATCGGCGGCGGCACGGTGGCCGGCCTAACCGCAGCAGGACAAGGCCTTGTGGCGCTGATGGATTACATGCAGCAAGGGCAGCAAGCTGAGATTGAGCGCAATAACGAGCTCGTTTGAGGTGGATAGCGATTTCCCGACGATCATGGCCGGGTCCCGGCTGGGGATCGATCCGAGAGAGCTGAGGGAGGGATTCAGGGCTGAACCCCTCCGTAGGTTGATGGAGATGCCGAGGTCCCAGGTTGGAGAACTGCGCATCGATGGACTGATGCGTGACCCGATGTACGTTGCCACCGGTTCTGTGCAGCCACCGGAGACCTATGCCGCTCCACTGATACCGAGAGCTCTCTAGTCGGGGCGACTACGAGAGATCGGCGCCGAGGATTGTGGCACGCATGTCCTTGGTGAGCTTGGCGCAGTCTGAGACCGAAGCGGCCACGTCAAGCAGAACGCGTGCTTCAGCGGCGAGATGGATGTTGGAGTCGAGGGCAAGGCTGCCGACGATGAAGATCTTCTCGAGAGGCTTCCCTTCGACGTGAAGCGTATCAGGAGTATGCATAATCGTATGCGCGGTTGTATGTGAGTTGGGTTGTGGGGAGCCCTGTGTGGCGCGTGAAGGCTTCCAGGGCTCGATCAGAATTGCCGCCGATGTGCCAGTCGTAGGGGCCGACTGGGATCGCGGATTGCTTCCAGTCGTAGACACTGAATGTTGTCCCATCAGCGCAGTGGAAGGTCCACTCAACGTTGACTTTGCCATCGATGTCTTCCAGATGCGGCTGGCCCAGCGTCGCGACCATGCACGCGAAGGTCGTTCGGCAGAACCCTCGGAGACAGCCCTCGGAGAAGCCTCCCTGGCTGACGATCGCGAGGGGATGAAGATTCGCCGGAAGAGTGCCCCCGGCGGCGGAAGTGTGCATCATTGCAATGTCAGGGTTTCAACACATTGAGAGGGATGTGGAGTATCAGGCAGGTGTGTACTCGCTGCCAGCCTCGGCGTTGATCCGGCGGCATTCGTCTTGAACGACAGGGTGCCAGGTGCCAGAGATGTCGGTGAAGGGTTCGTAGTTCTGACGAGCCCAGGCGCGGAATGTGGTCTCGTCGGAAGCGTTGAGGGTGCGGAAGAGTTGCATTGATCCCAGATAATAAGGAGTGAAAACCCCAGCGTGCGGAGCCGGGGGGCTTGGGTTTCAGTGGGTAGCGGCGCGCTTGACCGACTCCAGTTGCTCTGCATAGAGCTGCCAGAGCTCCTCGATGTGCGGCTTTGCGTCACACCACATGGCGACGTCATCGCAGATCGACTGGGTTTCCTCTGCCTGCTCCAAGAGCGTTGCAAAGAAGCTGATTGCTCCGATCGTGAGTTGGAATGGCATGTCGTGGATTGCGGCAGGGGTCAGAAACCAGGAGCAGGCCAGGCGTATCTCTCCTCAAGAGTGCGCTCGTACATGGCCTCGAGCACTTCGATCTGGCTGTCGTCAAGCTCTTGGTCGTCTTCCTCGTCGGAGCTGACGATGACGTTGCCCGGGAAGAGCTGCTCGAGGATCAGGCCGATGGGCTCGAGCTGATCGGGTGTGCCGCGGACCGAGAGGAGGACTTCGCGCTGGGACGTGTACTGAGTGAGAACCATGGCAGTGTAAGCAGGTTTACAGAGAGAAAGGGATCAGGAGGCGAAGCCGAGGGGCTGTGCTGCGCGCTTCGGGACGGGACGAGCAGCGCGCTTAGGAGTTGGGACTTTGCGCTCGATGACGTAGGTCTCGACCACTGCCGATTCCGCGATGGGTTGCGGTTCCCTCTCCCCGGCAGGCGTGACGGGTTGAGTGGTTCGAGCGGGGGCGGGAGGTTGCGCGCCGGAGTGGATATCAGCGACCAGGTCTTCGAGTCCGGGCAGGAAGGTCTTGAGCCCGGGCCAGATGGCGCGTTGCCAGAGGACCAGGGCGATCGCGACGCTCCAGGCGGCGATGGTGATCAGTGTGTTGCGCATGACGGGGCGAAAGAACGAAGAAAGGCCCTCCGGTGCACTGCTGCAGGAGGGCAAAGAAAAAGCCCCACCCGGAAGAACCGAGCGGGGCAGGGGTGCCAGCAGGTGGAATTTTGAGGGATGCCTACGGGCGGAGGATCAGTAGGGAGTACAGCAGAGCCAGATGGGACGACCGAACTGGTCTTCCCCGGTCTGCTGGCAGTAGAGCGCGTTGGGGTTGAGGTAGGACGCTGTCTGGTAGCAGCGCCCCTGCGCGACAAGCTGTTGATCTGCTGCAGATGATGCGCATGATGCATCAGAGCTGCGAGCGATTGCGCCTGCAGGCAGAGGAGCGAGGGCCAGAAGAGCGAGGGGGAGTAGATAGCGCATCGAGGTCGAGATGGGTTGAAGGACGATAGGACAGATGAAAATCCTGCGGGCCGAGGATATAGGGCTTGTTGCCTGCCCCGGCCCTGACAGGACAAAGAACGCGGATACGAATATGCCTCAGGCGGATAGCACTGAGGTCAGACTTCCGCGGGTTCGTGCGTAAGGCACTCGTAGTTGTGGATGAAGTCAACGACCTCGTCCCAGATGGGAGCGAGGGTTGTATCCATGCGGTGGCTGAGGGAGAGGGCCATGGCATCACGAAGAGCCAGGGCCTCGTCAGGGTTGAGTTTGAGGCGCAGGTCCACAGGCCGTGCTTGGTAATGGTTGACAAGAAGAAAGCCCCACCCGGCGAGCGAGTGGGGCGATGGGGCTCAGAAGGGGATCTCTTCTGCGGTGGGTTCGGCGTAGGGCTGGACCACCTCGGGGGTGATGGCCCGCTCCTCGCCGAAGGGCTTGGCGTTGAGGACCTCGATGCGCTGGGCGCGGAGCTGGCGCCGGTGTGCGACGGGGTAGCCGCGGTCGTTGCGGGTGACCTCCCCGAAGACGGTCCAGTAGCCGGAGATGGCTACGCGTGCCCACTCAGTCTGCTGGGCGATGTCCCAGATCTGGGTAGCGATGTCAACGCCGTTGTCTGTGGCGATGATCGAGTCGATGGGCAGATCGATCCGGGTCTCCTGGCCGCCGCGGTTGTCGGTGGTGGAGTTGGTGAGGATGGCGCAGACGGTGAACTTCCCGCCGTTGCGGGAGATGTCCTTGACAGCTTTGAGCATGCCGACGAGGCGGACCATGCCGGCTTCGCGGGGATCTGTTGTGCTGCTGGAGGCAGCGAGTTGGGCCTCGAGCTCAGCGATGCGTGCTTCGAGGGTGGCTTTGGTGGCGTTTGCCATGTTGCGGCCTGGTTGGTCCAGGGCGAAAGAACGTGTGCCGTCGTCAGACAGCGCGAATGCACTGCTGTTGGAGGGCAATGAAAAAGCCCCCACCCGCAGACGCGAGTGAGGGCTGAGAAAAGTCCGAGCTCAGAAGGGGCAGACTTCGAGCTCGAGCTGGCGTATGGCTGGGCGGTTGAGCTGGGCGAGCTCTTGGCACCAGGTGACGTGGGCTTGCTGGCCGGGCGCGAGGCCATGGCCATCAAGCAGTTGGTCGATGAACTCCTCGATCTGAAGCCGAGCGGCTTCGACTTCGGCGTTGATCTCGCCGTGAAGCTTGCGGCCCTCTTGGTCGAGGGCAATGCCAGCGCGCGCCAGGAGGCGGAGTTGCTGGCTGAGACGGTAGAGAGTGCCTTCCGTCATCGCGATAACCCGGGAGGCCCGGGGCGAAAGAACCGCGCGCCGTCAGTCAGACAGCGCAGATGCACTGCTGAAAGAGGGCAATAGAAAAGCCCCCACCCGCGCGCGCGAGTGAGGGCCGGGAGGCAGAAATCTGAAGGGGGTGTCAGGCGAAGAGCGGCGCCATCGGGTTGATGAAGCGCCAGATGTCCTGGCCGCACCAGAACCAGCGGATCACGAGGCCGCCTGTTGCGCAGAGCCCGAGGTAGGTGAACGGGTAGCGGACGGCGAAGCGAGTGATGGTGTTGAACATCGAAGTCAGGCAGCGCGAATGCACTGCTGTGAAGGGACATAAAAACAGCCCCACTCCCGTGCTGGGAGCAGGGCTGATGGGCTAGGCGATGGGATAGAACTCGCGAGCCCAGTAGTCCGCGTCGGCTGCAGCCGCCTCGTCCTGGGCCAGAGCGTTGAGGTGATCAAGCAGCTCTTCCCAGGTGGGCTCGTCATCGGCGATGCGAGCGCGATCGGCGGCATCAAGTGCGGCCTGGAGTTGTGCGGAGTTGGCCATCGAAGTCAGGCAGCGCAAACGCACTGTGTGAGTGTTCAACGAAAAAGCCCCCACCCCGAGAGAACGGAGTGAGGGCTTCTGTCTGCTGGGTCAACGCGCGCCGATGTAGACGCGGCAGTATTCCATGTGCGCAGCATGCTGGTGAACTGGCCAAGCCTGCTCAGCGCATTGACGGCGTGTTGCTGCGTCGAGGTGGGCGACAGCGGTGTGAATGCCAGCCATCACGAGGACGGGAGCGGCAATCAGCGCAGCGATGAAGGGGCGAGTCATCGGAGTCAAGCAGCGTCAATGCACTGCTGTGAGGGGACACGAGCAAGCTCCTGATCTCTGTGCGCGAAAGCCGAAAAAACAGTGAATTCTGCTTGCACGACAGGTGTAGACAACCCTACGCACGAGGGCGCAAGAGATTGTGAAGTTGATAAGAATGCGCGCAATAAGCTCGGGGTGTTCAGCGCAGTAGGCTCCTGGCAGCCTGGCGACAAGAGAGCGGCAGCGGAGTCGATAGCGACATCAACGCTGAGCATGCACGCATGAAGAAAGCGCTAAGATAAGCGGAGCAAGGAGAGTAAACTCCCGCCAAGAACCCGCATCCCACCTGGGATTTCGGTGAGTTTGGCCCCGGAGCGTGTCGTGTGTGCGCGGGATTAGAGTAACAAAAGAGGGCATAGGTAGTAAGCGAGAGAGTCTGTAGATTCAGCGCGAAGTGAAAGCGATAAGCGTGAGAATAAGGAAGGATAAGAGTGAAGAACGCGCGGCGCGCTCTCTCATGCTCTCTCATGTCTGCATACGCTGACATCTGTTCGTGTGACGCGCTCCCCCCTCTATCACTCGCTTCCTTCCTCTCTCACTTCTTTTTTTGTTCTCATCCCTTCTCGACATACAAGGGGTGTTTGATGTATCCAGCGCGGCGCAACAAAAACGCTACAGCCCCAGGGGAGCTGCATCAGGGCGACGCTTCATCGTGTGAAACTTTCCGATTTTTTTCTGACCTGTGGAAAACCCCGCGAGGCCGCTCTAAATGGCATATTGGCCAGACGAAAATAGTTGTAACACTGCAGGCGAATATCTAAGAACGCACGAAGAAGCGCGCGCGCTGAGGTCGTCATGAAAGTTGCTCTTGGAGTGTGCGCTAACGATCGAAAGATTTACTGAGATTTGCATATCTTTGGACCAAAACAATCGATTTTCATCCCGAAGTCGGCCCTGCTCGCTGGGGACCCATGCTGAGTCTCTTTAGACTTGGCAGACAGAGTGCGCGACGTGGCGGACAATGGTGCTCCGAATCGGTGGGGTCGGGAATTTCCGTTGGCAGGATGAAGATGTCGCCGATCCTCGCCGCAATCTCGGTCCCGTACCCGGGCAGCTCAACATCCCGGGTCTACCCCCTGCCGTTCCGGGTGCTCAGGGAGACCTCGATCGCGTTCAGCGTTATTTCGCCCGCCAGGCAGCCCAGGCTCCAGAGACGCGGGAAGCTGTATTGCGCGAATTGACCCGCAATCTGCCTCCTGGAAGCCAGGTTTTGACCGGCGACCGCGCGATTGTCGGCGATCTAGACGGTCAGCTGTCGCTCAATGTCCGGTTGGCCGGCGACCAAGCCCCCGCCGGTTCTGCTGCTCTCGGCGCAACGGAGTCTCCCTTCACGCGTCGCGGCTTCGAGGCACTGTTACCCGGGTCTCGACTGGCATGGAAGGACAGTTTTGCGCGTCAATCCAATGGATTTGACCCTCAAAACGCCCCGGATCGCGGCATTCAGGGCGTTTTGACCGGCGTCAACGCGGCCGGAGAACCTGTTGACAGCGTCGTCCTGGTCGATCCGGCGATGCAGCGCGGACCTCGGCCCAATCCGGCGGCATTCAGGCTCACTCCAGAGGACTTTTTAGCCGTTCGAGGGCAGGATCCGGCTACATCGGTGTCTTGGCCCATCGAATGGGAGGCCTATAAGGAGTATCTCGGGGGTATGGCGCAGGAGCTGGACCTACTGAACGAGCGCCTACGCGATGATCCGAAGTTTTCCGCTGATGCTCTAGCGGTTGACCCGTCGGAAGTGCGCGTCCGGAGTGGTCGATCGGCGGATAGTACGGACTATTACAGGGTTCCCGCACTGGTTTCAACCGGCGAGAACCGTTGGCGTGAAGTGCAGGTCGATCCGCGGGAGATTATCGAGACCATTACAGGTGATGCTGATAATCCCTACAGCTCTGAGCGCACTCGCGAGGTGACCCGGGCTGAGCGCTACAGCCAGGTTCTGAAGGAGACCGCTACTCCCGTGATGGGAGAGAGTGCTCTGCTCGCCGCGGAGGCTGCTGGGCGTTTCGTACGCCTTCCGCCTGAGCGGCAGGAAGGCTCTCTTGTCGGCTATCTGACTCCTCCTGGTAACGGCGACCCCGTTCCGGTGTACAGGCCATCCGGTCTGAAGCTGAAGCGCGAAGTCCCTGATCCTGATGCCCCGCTGAGTAGGAGTGTTACGGACAGCGAGGATGGTTACCGAATCGGCTCGAGTGTCGGTCGCGACGCTAATCGGCTGGTCGAACGGATTCGAGAGGAAGATCCCGCGCTTGCGACGACGAAGAAGGTTTCCACAAAGCCAATCCTTGGCCTTGGCGCCCTGCGAGCGAGCGCTGAGGGCTCTGGCGTGCGGTATTTCGAGCAAGTCCCAGTGATGAAGAACGGGCGGATCGTTGGACATCGGAAAGGCGCGCCGATCAGCCCTGACGCGTTCACCGCCGAGGGGATCTTGGTCGGCGCTGGGTTCGATCCAATGAAGCCTCTCATCGCCGTGCGATCGGATGGCAGCGAGACCCGCCTGATCCCACGCTGGAACGAGCAGACTGGCCTGGGCTACATCGTCGAGGACGGCCTTGCCGCTGTCGAGTCGGGCGTAGCACCCCTGATGCAGGACGTGCTGACTCGCCTCAAGGCGGAAGCTAAGGGCGGGATGTCGACACCCGACTTCGCGAGAGAAGTTGCTGCTGGCCGCTTTGCAGTAGAGGCTCCATTGCGGGACGCGACGGGCGAGGTTCTGGAAATCCTGGATAAAGGGAACATCAATCCCGAGATCCTGACCAACCGCCTGGCGACTGCTGCCGGCGATCCGACCATGGTCGCTGCCGCCAGACTGCGCGGCGCTCTCGAGGACTACAAGTCCAGGACTGGCCGCGGAGTCCCCACTGCTGTTGCGGTTGCCTGGGCGCAGGACCTGGCGAAGCAGAGCTTCTCGCCCAGGACCGGCTTAGTTGATCCGCAGCGCGTGCTGACTGCTGCGGCCGAAATGGGACGCGGCGGCGCCACAAGGCAGCTCTTTGCGCCTGGCTCCAACGCTGCGCGGATCCTGGATGAAGGCGTCAAGACAAGAAGTGCTGCGGGCCAACAACCGCGGGTGCGGGCTGCGCAGCAGTCGTCGCCAGAGGATGTCTCTGACGTTCTTGAGGCTCTTGGACAGGAGGAGCAGGCGCGGTACGGGGCGTTCGGCTTAGCCCCCGAAGACGAGGACTTCATCTACGGCGGGGGTTTTGGGGTGAAACAGCTCAGCAGCGCCGAGCTCGCCAGCGAGCAGGACCGGGCGCTACAAATTGCGGCTCAAGGCATGCTTCAGCCTGGCGCCCCGAAGAGTGACGCTCAGGTGGAGATGATGGCGGATCTAGCCGCTCGCGTTGCCGTGCAGGAGGGGCGTCCAGCGGAGGAAGTGCTAGCTGAGATCATGGCTCCGCCGGTCAGGCAGGTCCAGGTCCCCAGTCGAGAGATAGCGGTGAACATGTCCCCAGGGTTGGGCGACTACGCGGGCGAAGGCATCCGCCCCCGGAATCGGACCAATCTCGAGAGGACGCGATCCAACCTGGAAGGTTGGCGCCAGGGACGCATCAATCGGGAGATGAAAGCATCCGGGGTCCGAGATATGAGGATGTCCGAGAAGAGAAAGCGCGAACTGGCGGAAGAACTCGCTGGTCGCAGGGTTCAAGGCACAGGTGCGCAACCACCGCGGCAGGCTGTCCGTTCCGCGTATCAGAGGTCGTTCGATCTGGGTGTCAGCCCGGAGACGGGCCGGAGGCAGCGGATCCCCTATTCCAGCGTGGCTGCCAACCTTGGCGCCGAGGTCGGCTCGCCCGAGCAAGAGGCCGCAATGGCGCTGCTGGCAGATCGCATGCAATTCGCGCGGGCCCTGGATAACGCCCGCAGCGAAGAAGACCTGGAGCGCATGGCCACCCGGTGGCCCGGTGGTAGCGGTGGTTCGGTGAACCCGGCGCTGGCTAACCGCACGCGTAACTGGCTGGCTCGTCGTGCACAGGCGAAGCCCACCCCCGAGGCTCCGCAGACCACGGCAGATGCCAGCCTGAGCGAGGGCATGGTGAACGCCGCTCCCGCGCCTGCGACACCGACGGCTCAGCCAACAACCTCCGCTGGAGTCGTGGACCCCTCGATGCTGAACTCCGCTCCAGCTCCGCAGGCTGAAACCGCTGCGCAACGCATGGCGCGCGAGCGAATTCAGCGGATTCGGGGGATCTGAGTAGTCCGGACAACTACTCGGACAAGATGGTCAGAAAGGCAAACTTCTACAAGAATGTGATCAGCAAGAGCTCTCGTTAGACTGATCTCAATAGGCTGATCGTTTAGTGGCCTTCCAGTACGACGGAAAGGACGTTGGCGTCGCCCTGGGTCAAGGGGTCGACAACAAGAAGACCCGGCAGGAGGCTCCGGTCACTTTCGGCTACGAGAGCGGCACACCAATCCGGTTTGCTGGTGCGGAGCTACGAAGGAATATCGGCATGAATGGGGAGTTCGGGTCGCAGACGCAAGACAAGAAATCCAAGAGCTATTTCCGGGACTGGACAAGCTTCTGGACCCAGGGCCCTTTTAGCCCCGGACTGCCTGATGACGGAGGCGTGGCCTGATGAAACGACTCGCTGCTGGTATCCCGAAGCTCCTGAGCTCCCTTGAGCAGATCCTGCCTCGCAGCGCAGGGGAGTGGGCTTTGCGACTGGGCCCTGAGGCTGGCTTTGCGACGATCGGCGCTTTCATGGCCCCAGAGGGAGCTTCCCTGGGAGAGCGTCTCGGGCTGGCCGCCGAAGACATGCTGATCGGCACGGGTTCATCCTTCCTGGGCAGCGGCCTGGGTCGCCTGGGCGGTAAGGCTTTGTACGGGAAGCAAGCGGAGAAGCTGGGGCAGGAGCTCTACCAGCAGAAGCTGTCTCAGGCTATGACTGCCGGTGACATCCTTGCCGCGCCGCTGCCGATGTTCGCCCCGCGGCCGATTGCCTCTGGGGTTTACGAACGCGCCATGGAGCAGCAGAGCCAACAGGAGCAGCAGGCCATGCTCCAGCAGGAGCAGGAGCGCATGCTGCAGGAAGCGCTGCTGGGTTCTGTGCTGACCGGTAGTGGGTCCCTGCTGGCCCCTGGATCGGCGTCTCTGTATGGCTGATGGCTGAATTCACTCCGGAACAGCTTCTTTACGCCTTTGAGCGCTCTGCGACTGCGGTACCGGGAACGGCTGCGGCCAAGATGCGGCGCGAGAAGGGCGAAGAATACGAAGGAACCCCTGTCGAGTACATGCTCCAGGGATCCCCTGCACTGAACTACGCCAGGCAGCGAATACCCGAAAGCGTCGGATCCACTCAACTCGGGAGGAGGTTGGTCGACCTACTGCCCGATGACGCGAGCAAGGTGCGAGCTGCGATCGGCAATCTGCCTCTTGGTGGATACAGCAAGAAAGAACTCGAGATCATCGATGCGGCCCGGGCGGCGGATCCCGAGGTTCAGCGCAATACGGTTCGTGTGGGGCAGATCCCGACCGTCGATGGCGAGGTTCCTACCGGTGACAGCTTCCGTGCCGCGACGGCACAAGCTGCCGGGGTTGCCGTGGCTGACGCTGCATCCGACGGCCTGCGCAATATCTGGTGGTTCCTGAATGCCCCACAGGCCCTGACGCAGCTCGCCATGCTGCAGGGTACGCAGCAGGTGGCGCAGCAGTACCAGGCGCCCGGTCGTTCGGCCCCGCTAATCAAGAACCGGAACGTCCGCATGGCAACCACGCTGCCTGCGGTGATCGGGATCTCCATGGGCATCGGTAATGCCTATCGTCTGCCGGGATACAAGGCAGCCGTGCCGAGCGAGGCCGATCCGACGCAGTCTGCCGACCTACTGGCTGAGGCAGGATCGCGCTATTTCCTCGGGCGCTCTGGTTCGCTGCTGCCGTATGACGAATTCGTCAAGGAGCGCCCTGATGTCTCTCGCGGCGAATACGAAGCGTACAAGGCCTATCTGTTCAGCAGCTCGCTCCCACTGAAGGGCACACTGGAAGGGATCCATGGCCCTGAGGTGACCTTCCTGGGCAAGAGCATTCCTGTAGCCACGGGGATCTTGCCTGCGGTTGCTGCGGTCATGGGCGGCCGATACGGCGCGCGTAAGGCCGGCCGGCGCCTGGCCGGTTTGACGGGTGAGGGCAACAAACTGCGCGAGGCCGCTGACCTGCGGGATACCTGGATAGAGAAGAAGGCCGAGGCAATGAAGCCGAAGAGTGGCGTTAGCGAGCGAGACGTCGCGCAGGCCTACAACGATTACGAGAACGCTCAGATGCGCAATGAGCGCGATGTGGCGCTGCAGACTATCCTCTATAGCAGTCTTGGTATGGGCGGAGCTGCCGTTGGAGGGCAGACCCTAGAATCAATTCGTCGAGCTCTTAAGGGTAGAGCGCCCGTAGAGCAAGAAGAGGAACAAACTACTCTGCCCGCTGCGTAACACTCATGGCTTACGGATCCCTTAGCGGTAGCTACGGCATGGCGGGGATGACTCCTGGTTTTGACTCCGTAAGATCGGATAGCGCTGCCAATGCCCTCGGTTCCATTGCCGGGGATCGAAATAAGGCTGAGTCTGCGCTGGCTGGTAATACCCTGGCAGCACGGGCGCAACTGCTCGCGCAACAATACATCGCAGATAAGCAGGCGGAATCGCAACGCGAGGCCAATAGTTTCGGTAACAAGCTGTTGGACTTTGGCGGCGATGTCTTGGGCGGCTTCGCGGGTGGCTTTGGCGGCGGTCTAGGGAAGGCCGCGGGCGCAAAGTGGTTCGCCTGAGCAGTCGAGTTTCTCCTTCCTAGAATGGTGCGATAAGATAGCGCCCGCCTGGAAGATGGCATACGACGTCAACGACATCTACCTGGGCCGGCCGGGTGTACTGGCAGCGGCTACTGGCGGTCGGGGCGATGCCGAGGTGCTTGACGCCCAGCCGATGTCTGACTTTGAAATCCGCCTGCGTCGGATGGGTGGGCAGGCGCGTAATGCCGGTGATGCGGTACTGGAGTTCGTGAACCCCTTCGCGATGAAAGGCGGCAAGATCTCTGGGGTTAGACCGGGCAAATTGGCTGGCGCGGGGACGATCCTTGCGCTGTTAGCTGCTGCCAACGAGATCAATGATCCCAGCGAGTCAGCAGGAAGGAACCTGGCTCAGGCAGGCGGCAGAGGGCTCGGTAGCGTAGGTGGAGGCCTTGCTGGCGCTGCTATTGGCCAGACTTTGATTCCAGTACCGGGCGTCGGGGCGTTGGTAGGCGCGGCGATCGGCGGAGCTACGGGCGGCGAACTGGGGTACGGCCTAGCATCTATGGCCGCAGATGCATTCGAAGGTTCTCCAGAGTCCCGAGCCATCCGCAATCAGCAGGCCATAGCTCGCGCCGCTGCCGAGTCAGAGGCCGATCGCCTGCGGATGCTGATGCCTCTGCAGGATCAAGCCGCGCAGGTCGCAATCCGCAATCGTGGTGCCATGGCTCAGATTGAGAATGAGCAGTTCATGCAGCGGGCTGTCGCGCAGGCGCTACTTGATCAGCAACGCGGTGGCGCTCAGCAGGCGATCGCGATGACCAACGCAATTCTGGGAGCTTGATCCATGGCATTTGACGGCGGTGTTGCAGCGTCTTACCTAGCGAGCTTCCGCCCGGTTGAGCCTGTTCGGGGTTTTGGCGACGTCCTGAGCACTCAAGGGATGACAACGCTGGGGCAGCTCCCCGCTCAAAACGCGCTAATGGAGGCCGACCTCGCAGCGGAGGGTCTACGCGAGATTGGAGCAAACCAGCGTCTGGAGATGAACCTTGACGCGATCGCAGCTCAGAACCAGCTCCAGCGCCAGGCTGTCCGCCGTGCTGGTGCTCTTCGCCTGGCCGGGCAGATGTTTCAGAATGCCATGCCAGGTGATCAGGTCGCCGGGGTAGGGATCGAGGACCCACTGGCGCTGATCGAGCGGCTACAGAAGTTCTCGCTTGGGCAGGCCAGGAGTCGAGCCGAGAGGACCTTGCGCAGCAATACTTACGCCACAGAGCTTCTCAGGGGGCTTGGTTAGGTCTTCTTAGAATGATCACACAGGACGGTTTGGTAATCAATGGCCGGCGAAGCCTCTAATCTGCTCTCGGAATTCGCTCAGGCCCTGAAGGACCGGGCAAGGACAACACTGACCGGCAAGCACCCTGCTGGCAGCATTGAGGATCTTGAGAGTCAACTCAAGCTGGCTCAGACGGAGCAGGCACTGAGGGCGGCTAGACAGGATCCCAATGACCCACAGAAGTGGCAGCTAGCCCTTCAGCGCTTCAAGGATTTCCAGGACATTGGACTGCGCGGTCAGCAAGCAACAATGGATATGGTTGGCAGGCAGCTTCCGCAGCTTGTCGATACCAAAGGCCAGCTCTCGGATATCGAGACGCGGCAGACCACCAGCATCGAAAACGCGAAGACTGATAATGACCTGCGCCTGATTGGTGCGAAGAGCGGGATTCTCGACAGGCTGACCGGCCACGAAGCAAGGCTGGCTGAAATGGATACAGGCACGCGTGACGCTTTTATCGGTTATCTCGAGAGAGAGGGTGACAAAAACCGTGCCGCCCAAGCCGCTGCACGGAACCCGAACTTTTCGAATGTCGCTTCGCTGCTGACCGGGCTTGGCGCGACCGCTGCGGCCCTATTCGCTTGAGGCGCTAAATCATGGCATCGTACGCAAACCCCTCTGGCGCCTGGAACCCGCAGACAACGGCGGGGAACTACGTCAGTAGCGGTACTCAGATCATCACCGATCTGATGAACAAGTATCCAACCAACGAGACCATCACAGGGCTCGGGGCTGGATCACTCTTTGACATCGGCAGGACCCAGGCCAATACGGGTCTTGCGGTCGCGTACAACGATGCGTTCATGAGCTCTCTGGGCGATTATCAATACGGGCTTGAGAACCTCAAGACAGCCAACGCCAGTCAGCTCATGGCGCAGGAAGGTGCCATTGCACGCGACCTGACTGACATGACCAGTGGACGGGCGCTGGAGGGCGTGAAGTACACTGCTGATCAGGATCTTGCTGGCACGAAGTACACAGCCAACGCGAACCTTGCCGGAGTGAAGTACGGGTTCGATAGTCAGGAGCGACAGATCGGACTGACGGGTCAGCAAGACCGCCTCACACTGCAGCAGAAGACAGAGGAAGAGAAGAAGCTGCGCGCCGACGCTCGTGGTGCAATCCGTTCGCAGGGAGCCAGGTTCTACGGATGAGGAGTCTTGATGAGGTTGCTGTTCAGCGCTTTCTTGCCGCGCTGGATGATGATCGCAGGGAAGCCTTCCTGAACTACGCCGAGAACACGTACTCGGTGGTGGAGATCTGGCTTTACGCGAACGTCCTGGGATACGAGGGAAGCTTCATCGACCTTGAGCGCTGGATCGGTAGAAACTTCAAGAAGCTGAACCGGCGCGAGCTGTTGCTGAGTGAAATCTGCAAACTCGAGGCGGATGTGGACTTCTTGCGCGAACAGGTGGCGATGGATCTGGTCAAGCCGGATGCTGCTGCTAGTCGTATTGCGCATCTGTCCAAGGAGCTGCGTGGGCATATCATCGAGATCGACCGGATGACCAAGTCGTCCGACCGCCGGGGGTTGATCCTGGCTGGCGCTGACGTCGTGATGCGATCCCTGCGACAGATCTTCAAGGGCAATGACGAGGTCATCGCGGCCCTCGATGCCGCGTTCGAATCGGTCTGGGCTCAACTGGAGAGTGAGAAGTAGCGGCAAAATTTTCCGCCGGGCCACCCGACCTCTCCCATGAATAGTGAGAAACGGGTAGATTGGGGCCATGGCAGGTGTATCGATTGCCCTAGCGCGCAAGCGAAGCGCGCTCAAGGCAGCCCAGAACATCAAGAAAGAGCCCGAGGTCGAGGTCGTTGAGGAGGTTATCCCGCCTCACGTCCTCAAGGCACGCGAGAACTTCGGATATTTCTGCACGCTGATGGGCAAGCCTCCCGCCCGTCATATGAAAGAGTGGCACCGGGAGATTCTTACAGGGCTCAGCAATGATCATTTGCAAGATATTGCAGGCCCCAATACATGCTTGCTCAGCGCGAGGGGTAGCGCAAAATCGACTGTGATCGGCCTTCTGCTGGGATGGCTAATTGGAAGACACGCTTTAAGCAAGAGATTACTGCGTATTCTCTACGTTTCGTACAACCAAGATGTAGCCCGAGGCAAGAGTGCAGCTATCAAGAATTTGATCAACTCCAAGGAGTATCAGGAGGTCTTCCCCTGCGTTCGACTATCCAAGACGAAGACCTCTGACGAGCTCTGGAGCATTGACTGGGATCACGCTGGCATCGACGTTCGTGGTGAAGACGCTTTCACGATCGCTTGTGCTGGCCTGAAGGGGACGATCACCTCCAAGCGCTCCAGCCTGATCATTGTGGATGACGCGATCAAGAGTGCTGCGTCGATCGCGAATCCCGACATCCGCCGGGAGATGGAAACGAACTGGACAAACGTGATCGTGCCGACCATGTTCCAGGGGGCTCGAGCGATTGCACTAGGGACCAGGTTCCACTTCGATGACCTGTTCGCGACGATCTTCACCGAGAAGAAGGGGTGGAAGTGCATCACGCAGTCGGCCTTGCGTTACGACGAGGACGGTAGACCCAAGTCCTACTGGCCGGAGATGTGGTCGACGAAGTACCTGCTCAAACTGCAGAGCGACGATCGCATTGCATTCTCGTATCAGTATCTCAACCAGCCGGTGCGCTCCACGGAGTTGGGGATCAGTCCCGAGTTGTTTGTGCGGGGCGAAGTGCCTGACACGTATGACACGATCGGCGTCGGTATCGATCTCTCGGCCGGCATGAGCGAGCGGAACGACTGGACTGTCTTCACGCTGGCAGGGCGGGTCGACGACAAGTGTTACATCATCGACTACCGGCGCATGAGATCGATGGGCAATATCGAGAAGATCGAGGCCTTGTGCGAGCTATTGCTGGAGTGGAACCTGCTGGCCACGAACGATGAGGGTCAGTATTTCCAGACCAACTCACCGGTGACGATCTGGCCTGAGGTCGTGGCCTACCAGAAGAGCTTCGAGGGAGACCTCAAGCGCGTGCTGTTCAACGAATGGCAGCTCTATAACCTGCACGTCTCACCGGTGAAGGGCTTCCGGGGCGACAAGCTGGCCCGGTTGCGGGGAATCCTGGGCCTGTTTCAGGGCAAGAAGATCATCTTCAACAAGTACCGGGACTTCAGCTACATGATCGATGAGATTACGAACTTCGGCCATAGCCCTCATGATGACTGCGCCGACAGCCTCAATATCGTGGTACAGGGCCTGATGCGTCGCGGGGCTGCGCATATCGAATGGACCTAACATGGACAGATGAGCCAGCCCAAGACTGAGCGCTTCCGCCGTATCCTCGAATCCGCCCGCAAGCGGGAGGGGACGTCCGGGGTCGACACGATGGTCGTGAACTCGCATCTCGCGCAGATGCGGTTGTTCATGCTGCGCCAGGGTCTTGAGTTCTACCCTGCGCAGGATACTTTCGGGTTCCGTAAGAACTTCCTGGCAACGCTGATCCAGGAGAATGAGATCGATGCCCGGCTCGAGGGGATCATCGATGACTTCCTGATCGACGGCAAGGGTCTGTGGTATTTCCGCCCGGTTCGGGACACGTACCGGCTGATGTGGTTCAGCAAGGACAACTACCGGGCTTACTACGACGCTGCTGGTGAACTGGAAGAGGTCGAACTGATCTACAGCTTCACGGTGCGCGACGGCCTGGCTGCTGTGCCGGGTGTTGCGGGCGACGGGGGCTCGCTGCGTTACGTCAAACTGCAGGTGCGGCGGGACACGATCAAAGAATCGATCACGACCGAGAAACCAAGCTTCGACGCCGGCATTGCGTCGCTGAACTACGCGCCGAACAGCACCAGGACTCTGCGTAACAGCCTGGGGTTTATCCCGGCGGTTGAAGCGTTCAACAACATGCGCTCGACCGGGATGGACGCTACCGGCGAGTTTGATTGGCTGGCGGATCACATCATCACGCATGATGACCTGGTCCGCAACATCCGAACGAACATCACGTTCTTCGGGAATCCAACGCTCTACGCCAGCCGACCCAAGCAGGACATCCTGGAATCGGGCGATAGCGAAGAGATGCGCCCGACGATCAGCTCGCAGGCGGGCTTCTATGCCGCGAATCGACCATCGACGCGAGTCAGCAGCCCCCTGGGTTCAAGCGGTCCTGGCGGCGTCAAGGTGCCACGGATCATCGCCAACATCGAGGCAACCGATCGCATTGGCTACATCACGCCTGATGCCGTTTCAGGCGACCAGAACCTCTACGCCCGTCAGTACCGCGAGGAGCTGCGCAATGCCCTCGGCGGCGTGGATGAGCTGGGTATCAGCTCCGGCGCGACGGCTTACGAGATCAAATCCCTCTACGGCCGGGCAGCAACCACGGCAGCGCGCAAGTGCCGCGGGCTGCTGACTTATGGCCTGTGCAAGCTCCTGGCCTTGGTGATCTTCCATGAGGAGCGCATCTTCCGTGATTCGTTCTCGGCAGCGATCGGCCTGGAGGCGCCGCCGGCTCCTCTGAGGGAAGAGCTCCCGGACGACAGTCAATTCCAGCAGGCGCTGGCGGGATTCCAGCAGGCGTATCAGCAATATGAGGCGACGCTCGACGCCAAGATTCGCGAAGCCGTTCAAGCCAGGCAGCTCCCTGATGGTGTGGTTGGACTGATCCCTGATGGCGACCGCAAGATCGAGTGGCGGTGGAAGGGACCGGTCTTTGAGGATTCCACGGAAGATATACTGAACTCAAGCATTGTTGTGCGAAACCTGCAGGAGCTCGGTGTCAATAGCATCGAAGCCCTGCGGTATCTCTTCCCGGATAAGACCGACGAAGAGCGCAGCGCAATGCTCAGTGGCTACCCATTCCGCATGGCGCAAGCCACTCAGCAAAGCATTGGCACTTTCCTGTCGCTAATCCAAAACATGCGACAGATCCCCCACCCGCAGGCTCCGGATCTCCCCCTGCTGGCGGACCCCAAGCTCGACCTGACTCCTTACGTCTATCGAGCTCTCGAATTCCTCAAGAGAGAACTGACCTATGCAGGACAGTACAACGATGGCGACGGCAGTGGCGACCCCGCAGCCCTCGATCCCATCCAGCGTGGCCGCGCCGACCGCGGCCTCCCCGTCGACACCGCAAGCAGCTCCCGCTTCGTACCCGACGCCCCAGGTTCCGGCTTACTCCCCGGAGGCTCCGGTTTCGGCTCCGCAGGCCAATCCATGGCAGGCGGCGTACCAGGGTCTCCTCGCCAGCTTGAGCGCGACGCCGCAATCCCAGCCCCAGGCGTACTCCTCGGCTCCGACCCAACCGGTGGCCCCTACCCCGGTGGCTTATCCGCAGGCACAGGCGAGCTACCAGGCGGCCCCGTCCGTTTCGGCGCCGCTGACCTCAGCGTTCCCACAAACGCAGGCCTATTCCCAGCCGATTCCGGTACAGGCGCCGAGCTACAGCAGCGCGCCGACCGCAGCCGCCAGCGACGAGTATCTGCAAAACGTCAGCAGCGAAAGCCTTGAGGTCCTCCAGCACTTCGGCGCTGAAGCCCCGGCACTGCTGAACCGTTATGCCTGTGTCGTCGAGGATGCCCTGCTTGCTCAGGCGCGTCAGACCGCCGAGGCTCTGCAGAACCTCCAGGGCGTGCAGCAGCAACTGCAGAACTCGCACACGGTGATTGCCGCCGCTGCTGAAGACAACGCGGCTTATCACACGATGCTGACGAACCCCGACATGCTGTCGAGCTACGTCAACGAGTTCTTCGGACCCAAGGGCCCTTACCCCGTGGAGCTGCCGCAGGATCGCCTGGCCGCTGAAGTTGCCGCCAACGAGCGCCGCTTCACCCCTGCTCCTGCCGCATACCAGCGGCCTCAACTGGACATGCCCGCCCCTGACGTGCAGGCCGGCGGCGGCGACGACTTCTGGAGCGTGTTCTCTCAGATCAGCGAGCGCAACCCCGCCGCTGCCTGGCAGATGCTGAGCCAGGCTTCTCCTGAAGCCCTGCGCAGCAAGGTGCTTGTGTCGGAAGGCTGATCGGAGGCCACGATGACACGAGTTCCTGGCGGATATAGCCTCAACGGCGGCCTCGCCTTTCAGGGGCAACCTGCGCATGGCAACACTGCCGGCGCTGAGGTCGTCGATCCCCGCGCTGCACAGGTACAGCAAGCCGCTCAACAGACGCAGCAGGGCATGACCGCAAACAACCTCACGGCACGATCCCAGCAAATGGCGAATGTGCTGCTGAGCAATGCCAAGTCAAACCTTCAGCGGGCTGCAGCGGCGAGTAATCCTGATGCGCTTCCTGGGCTGACCACCATCGCTCGAGCCCAGCGAGATGACGGCTCCAATGCTATTACCGAGAATATCGGTATCGTCCTGACCTAGAGATCAGCGCAGTTAGATTAGGGCTACTGCGTGAAACGTGAATGCGTTTAGCTGGCAGCCCCGAGATGTTCGATGCCCTGGCTCGGCAATTCGCTGGCCAGGGCATTCCTCGTGCCGCCGCTGGTCATCTCGCCGCCAAGGCCATCACCGATGCCGACGCGGTGGACTCACGCACAGATACCTTCTTCCGGCTCTACGAGTTGCTGCAGTCCAAAGGCTACAGCGATTCAGCAGCTCAGCACCTTGCTGTCGAAATGATGGAAGGTCGCGAACCCATGGCCAGGACCACGCGTCGCTTCGCTGCGATCTATGGTGACCCATCCTCAGACATTCTCGCTGGCGACAGCGTTGATTGAGGAGTTCGAGGGCATTGAGCCCGAGGCTTACCTCGATCCTGTCGGCATCCCAACAATCTGCGCTGGTTTGACCCGTTACCCCAACGGCGAACCGGTACGGATGGGTGACGTCTGCGACCTTCGCGTCTGTCGGGGACACCTGGAGGGCTTACTGCGTAAGGAGTTCATCCCTGCGCTTGAGGTCATCCCGGGGTGGTCTCGCCTGGGCCACAAGCGGCAAGCTGTCCTGTTGAGCTTTGCGTGGAACCTCGGCGCTGATTTCTTCGGTGCCGTGGGATTCGAAACGATCACCAGGGTACTGCGGGACGGGGCGCTCCGGCCTGAGGTTTACCAGCAGATGCCTCAGGCTTTGAGTTTGTACGTCAAGGCAGGCGGCAAGACCTTGCTGGGCCTCGTGAAGCGGCGTACGCGGGAAGGGGCCATTTGGATGCAAGAGGACGACGGCATCATGAAATTCATCGCTCAGCAGGACACACTGCTCAAGAAGGCAGCCATTGACAGCCATTACCTCTCGGACGCCGGCAAGAAGCCGATCAAGAAGGGTGAGCTGCTCGCTGTCACCAAGGTCGATGAGATTCCAGCCAGTAGTCACGCCTGGGTCACATTGAACGGCGGTGCTGGTGTCTGGGCAATCTTCCTCCCCCACTGGCTCGAAGAGGGCGCCACGCCAGCGATTTCCCCGCCGGCCGCCATTCACTGGGATGATTTCAGTGCACCCGTGGGCAAGTACATCACGGTGGGCGAAGTGCTGCAATATGATGCACGCCGCAAACCTCGTCCTGGTAGTCCAGAAGAAAAAGCGCTGATTGAGGTCTGCAAGCAGTTTGATGCGATTCGTCAGGCCTGGAGCGGTCCTCTCGGCGTGACGAGTGGCTATCGTCCGGAGCCGATCAATACGCAGGTTGGTGGCGCGCGTAACAGCTACCACGTCCGGGGGATGGCACTGGACATTTACCCGATCGGTGAATCAATCAGCAAGTTCCACCAGTGGCTCGTTCAGCGCTGGAGCGGCGGCTATGGGGACGGGCGCGACAAGGGTTTCATTCATGTCGACACGCGCAACGGCGGTAAGTTCCATCCCCGAGCTGGCGTCCGTCCTGCCGCCATCTGGGATTACTGAGCGCCGTTAGACTCTGTCTATCGCGTATAGGAATGGTCGATTCAGATGGCCGTCATTGATAAGGTCAACCGCAAGGGCATTGACGGCAAGCGCGTCATCACTGGCCCCGGTGAACTGGTCGGTCCGAAGTCTGGTGACACCAAGAGCGACTTCAGCCGACTCAGCGGCATCAGCGGGTCTGTCGATCAGTACGAAATCACAGACGGCGCTGGAACCAATGCCGGTGACTATACGGTGACCGTTCGGCCCTACAGCGAAAACGGATTTACCGCAACCCACCGGGCCGTCGGTGATGTCGCTGTTTTGCGGCAGATCAACGGCGTTGCTTCTCCCGGTGCCGCGATCGCATGCCTGGGGCGGAAGAAGCCGACCAGCGGAACCTCGAGCGTGACTCTTGGGCCGTTCACTGTGCTGAATGGTGACCGCCTCTGGGTGGTCGTGGAGCACAAGGACCAGTCGACGCTGAAGTATCAGGTCGAAGTCGATTTCGCCTGATACCTGCCAATAGCTCAGCCCTGGCCGCGTTTCTGCTTGCGGCCATGGTTGGCTTTACTGCGTCTGCCGTTGCCTTGGCGGGTTGTTTTCTCGACCGGCTCTTTGTGGCGTGCGCCGGTCGGAGAGCTCTTGACCTTTGCCATCAGACCAGGCGGATCGCCAGTGCACCGGCATTGAATTGAACGGTATCACCACCGACGACATCGACTGACGAGGTGAGCGCTCCGGATGCGAGGAAATTCCCGCCTGTTACGGCATCCCAGACCCCGAAATGAGTCACAGTCGCAGCGCCGGCCGCGTTGGTCGTGATCTGAGTCGCCACGGTATTCGTGATCTCAAAGCCACCGCCGGACGCAGAGCCCACCGTGCTGAAGGTCGATGTCGTGATCGACGTCCGATTCGCGCTACCGGTGACAGTCGAGTGGACGTTGTTCGCGGTGCCTGCAGTGCCGGGATCGCCAGAGTGGAGCTGGATGTAGACGGTCGACAGCGCGCTGGGGAAGGCTGAACCCTTCACCCAGACGAGAATCTTGTCTGCCAGATACTGCGAAAAAGCCATATAAGAAGAGCCCGGCAGGGGTGCTCAAATTCTAGTCAGCCAGTACGGGCTCAATTCAGTAGCCATAGCCCCCGCCATAGGGAGTTTCAGATGACAACGTAGCGCTGCAGGGTGCGCTGCCGGTCGCTTCGCCGTCAAGTCGCCATGTGTTCTTCAGGCGGCCATAGGGTGTCATAGTTCCGAGCGCAACGCCGCGCATGATGGTCAGCGTCAGCGAAGGCAATGCAACCCCTCCCAGCGGTACAAGATCCGGGAAAACGACCTGCTCGCCCGTATTGGTCGAGGGGAATGCGCGACCGGTGCCCCAGATGATGCGCACTGCGCCGCTGGCACCATCGGAGCCAACGTTGTCAGCGCCGCCGCCGCCACCGCCATAGAGGCCACCAACGCCTGCACCGTTGACATTGCCAGAGTCGGAGCCGTTGTCGCCACCCGAGCCACCGCCACCGCCGTCGCCACCGTCGCCAGTGGCTGCTGCACCGTTTGAGCCTTCCCCTAGGATGCCGACGCCGCCACCGCCTCCACCAGCGGTAGCGCCTCTATCTCCACCACCGCCAGCTCCACCAGCGCCTGCGGTGGGATTGGTGAGGGTGGTGCCACCATCGCCGCCATTACCGGAGTAACCGCCGGCGCCACCACCGCCACCACCGATGGAGTTCCCGCTTGCTGTGCCGGCTCCCCCGCCGTCGCCTCCGCCGTCGTAGCCCAAGGTGGAGCCGCCTGAGCCGCCGTTATTCAGCGTGCCGCCGCTGAGTCCCGTTCCACCACCACCACCGCCGGCATGCAGCAGCGTGATGCCGGATTGAGCGATGCTGGAGTCACCGCCGGTGCCCCCCGCTGCTGACGAGCCGCCGGAGCCTCCGGCGCCGACGGTGATCGTCAGGATCTGCCCCGGTGTGACGACAATACTGTTCTTGTAGGACAAGCCGCCGCCGCCGCCGCCCATGTCCAGCGTGCCGTCGTTGCCAGCTCCGCCACCACCACCACCGACGCAGACGGCGCTGACCGACGTGACGCCATCGGGCACGGTCCAGGTGTGAACGCCAGTGGCTGTGAATGTGGCTTGAGCCTTGTAGCCCTCGAGGTCTTGGATCAGCGTTTTGACTCGTGCCGGGTCCAGAACATCAAGCAGCAGCGGGGCTGAACCGAGTAGTGTTCCTACAGGCTTGATCAGAGGTATGCGACCTGTCGCGACCAGTGAGCCCAGTGCCGTGCCGCTTAGTAACGCATAGCTGCCAACGAAGACCGCGATCGCGAAATTGATCGACTGCCACTGATTGGTGGACACTGTGATGTAATAGGTCCCGGCTGGTAGGCGATTCAGAGATTCATCGACCGGCGTGTTGTGAATGTCGTTGAGGTAGGCGTAGCCGTTTGGAGTCATCGGCAGGGGCCGGCGCTCCTCGTCCAGGATGCCGACACTGATGAATTGATCGGTAAAGCTGCCTGTCGAAACGCGAACCACCCTAAGGTCCAGCTCACGGATGAGTGTGACCTTGAAGAAGAGAGTATTTGCGCCGGCCTGCGAACCTACTCTGCCGGAGATGTCTGCGATCAGGATCTCCGTAGCGCCGAGATCGCTGGACTTGGAGATCGAGTTGTACTTGACGTAGTACGGACGCAGGAACGATGGCAGGGTCGGGTCACTACCGCCGTAGCTCTTGCGCAGGGCTTCGAATGCAGCAGACTGCGACTGAGCCATCAGACTTCGTACAAACGGCACTCTTCCGCGCCGGGATTCTCCTCGCAGTAGGCCAGGAATTTCCGCCTTAGGCCGGAATCCAGGGGATCATCACTAGAGGCACGGCTCGAAGCTGGCAGGCGCTCTTCATTGGGCTGCTCGCGCACATCGGACTTCGCCATATAATGCCCGCCAAGATATGGCCATGCTAGGGAAGTCTGCTGCAGCATGATCCAGGCGCCGCCGCACGCTGATCAGACGCACGGCGGATCACTTACCAGCTCAGGGAAACGGCAAAAACCTGAGCTCCTGGAAATTAGGCCCCTGACGCCGTTCTTCTTCGGGGCTGCCGATTGCCGGCCCAAGTACGCTAACGCTTCAATGTATGCAAGCGATGTCGCGGTAGGAGCGTCCGCATCTTGCTGGCAAAGTCATCAGCCCCACTGCCAGTGAAACGGATCAAGCTACCGGTCAGTCTTGAGCGCGACGGATTGGGCCTGTACCCCAGTCCCCGCAGCCATTCAAAAATCATCTTGGTCTCGCCATTGGCCTGGTTGCGAGCGCAGCAGAGGATTTCGAGCTCCTGGCGCTTGGCTCGGCCGCGGTCGCACCAGAGGGCGGCAACACCACGATGCCCTGTCAGTGCAAGCACCTCGGGCGTCAATGTGCGAGTGTCCCTGGGGTAGAGCAGCTCATAGGCTCGGTAGAGTTCGTCGCCATGACAGCGCAGGCGCTTGTCGTCATAGAACCCCTCTGTTGCGAGCGTGTCAATCTCTAAATCGAGCGGCCCGTCGTGATACTTATGGAGTTGCCGGCTCTGATGAATCAAATACGTCAGATCCGTCTCCGGCCGAATGATCTCCAGCCAGGGCCTTTTCCTCTGCCCCAGCAGCTTGATCTTCCCCAGACCCAAGCAGTAGCTCAGTGCGAGCGCTACGAATGGCGCTGACATCCCAGACCTCGTCGGTGAATAGATACATGCGGGTGCTCGGCGCGTAAGGGCGCAGCGAGTCACGAATCTTGCGGGCTTCTCCTGGATCGAAGTGCAGCCGTGGCCGAACATGCGTTTCAGCAAGCGAGGCCTCTGCGCCGGTCAGCATGCCGAGCCATTGACAGACCAGAAGTGCTTCCTCGAAGCTGTGTCCCACCCGGGCCAGGTCAACACTGCCGTCTTCTTCAGGGCGCGCACCCTCGGCCCAGAGCCATGCCGCAGCCTGCGCCCCAAGCATGTCTAATGCGGTCTGCGTGATCTCGCGATCACCCCTGGGGTAGAGGAGGTTGTAGACGGGGCGCAGCTTGGTCGTCGAGACGCGAAATCTCAGTACAGACGTACTCCTGCCGTTGCTGCGTGGCTTGGTCCTGTAGTGAACAATCTGGGCTCGCGTTGGGATGAATTGCCGGAATTCGACGACCTTTTCTTCAAGAAACGCCGATTCCTTGACCCCCGCCGTCAAGGTCAGTTGGATGTAACCCCCGCCAGGACTGCGATATGGGACCAAGCTGCCATCGGCAAGCAAAAGGCCCAGTAGTCCGCGGACGTCTGCAGCGTCCAATTTTTCGCCCTACAAAACCTTACTATAGTCAGACGCAGGAGGCAGTTCGCCTGCCTTCTCGCACCTCGACAATTTGGAGCGTTTCATCCCATGTGGATTGATAACGGCTTATTGCCGGTATGTCTCTCCGCGAAGGATCCGATATATGGCCTTATGAT